CTTGCAGAACCTGCAGCAAGCAATCAAGAAAGTCAGCGCGGCAGCATGACCACCCTGCGCATCGACCTGGAGACTTTCAGTTCCGTCGACCTGAAGAAGTGTGGCGTGGCGCGCTACGTCGAGAGCAACGACTTCGAGATCATGCTCTTCGCCTATGCGTTCGATGACCAACCCGTCCAGGTCGTCGATCTGCGACAAGGCGAATCCCTGCCGCTCGAAGTTGTCGCCGCACTCAAGGACCGGGCCGTCATCAAGACCGCCTACAACGCGGCGTTCGAGATGGCCTGCATCGCTCGAGCACTACCGAACGTCAGGCTCGACGTCACCCAGTGGCGCTGCACGTCAGTGCATGGTTTGTATCTCGGGCTTCCCGGCAACCTGGGCGACGTCGGCAAAGTGGTGGGGTTGAGCGAGGACAAGCAAAAGCTCATGACGGGCTGGTCGCTGATCCGCTACTTCTGCATCCCGTGCAAGCCGACCAAGACCAACCACGGGCGCACGCGTAACTTGCCGCACCACGACCCGCAGAAGTGGGAGCTCTTCGTTGAGTACTGCCGGCGCGACGTGGAGACCGAGCGCGAGATCTCCAAGCGCATCGCCAAGTTCCCGGTGCCCGAGGTCGAGTGGCGACTGTGGCATCTGGACCAGCGCATGAACAACGCCGGCATCAAGGTGCACCGCACCCTGGTGGCCAACGCGATCGTGTGCGACGAGCAGGTCAAGACGCGGCTGCTCGACGAGGCGATGGAGCTCACCGGCCTGGATAATCCCAACAGCCGCGACCAGCTGCTCGCGTGGCTGCAGGAGGAGACCGAGGACGACTCGATCACCGACCTGACCAAGAAGACCGTGCCCAAGGTGCTGCAGGCCACCGACAGCGACGTCGTCAAGCGCGTGCTGGAGATCCGCCAGGAGCTGGCCAAGACGAGCGTCACGAAGTTCCAGGCCATGGCGCGGGCTGCGTGCAGCGACGATCGGATCCGTGGGCTCACGCAGTTCTACGGGGCCAACCGCACCGGGCGCTGGGCCGGCCGACTTGTACAAGTCCAGAACCTGCCGCAAAACAAACTGCGCGACATCGACCTCGCGCGCAACCTGCTGATCGAGGCCCGCTTTGATGAGCTCGAGTTCCTGTATGGCAACGTGCCGGACACGCTGAGCCAGCTCATCCGCACGGCCTTTATTGCCGAACAGGACCACCGGTTCATCGTCGTCGACTTCAGTGCCATCGAGGCCCGCGTGATCGCATGGCTGGCGTGGTGCGTGTGGCGGCTGGAGGTGTTCAAGACCCACGGCAAGATCTACGAGGCCAGTGCCGAGCAGATGTTCAAGCTGGCGCCGGGCAGCGTCACAAAGAAGAGCCCGTACCGGCAGAAGGGCAAGATCGCCGAGCTCGCGCTGGGCTACCAGGGCGGAGCCGGTGCGCTCAAGACCATGGGCGCGCTGGAGATGGGCATCGCTGAGGAAGAGCTCGACGACATCAAGACCGCGTGGCGCGAAGCGAACCCCGAGGTGGTCGCACTTTGGTACGCATGCGAAGAGCGCGCGAAGAATGCGGTGCGCCACAAGACCAAGACCGTTCTCGAGATCGCCGGCGACCGGGCCCGGTTGGAGTTCAGCTACGAAAGCGGGTTCCTGTTCATCGCCCTGCCCTCGGGCCGGCGCCTGTCATACGTCAAGCCTCGCATCGAGGGCGCGGACCTGTACCGCGAGAAGGCTGACGGTAGCCGCTACGTGATCGCCAGCGCCGGGTCGCTGACCTACGAGGGCCTGGACCAGAAGACCAAGCAGTGGACGCGCCTACCCACCTACGGCGGCAAGCTCGTCGAGAACATCACCCAGGCGATCGCGCGCGACTGCCTGCGCGAATCGATGCTGGCCATCGACGAGGCCGGCTACCTCCAGCTCACCACCGTGCACGACGAGATCGTGATCGAGGCGCACGACGACTTCGGCTCGCTGAAGGGCGTCGAGGAAATCATGGGCCGCCCGATCGCGTGGGCGCCCGAGCTGCCTTTGCGCGGGGATGGGTTTGAGACTCGCTACTACATGAAGGAGATCGACTGATGAAGACGATTGTGGGATTGACGGGCGCGCAGCTGGAGATCCAGCGCCAGCTCGATGAGCAGTGCCGAGGCAACACGCCCGGCCGAGTCGGGGCCAACGCCGTGCAGGTAGGTGGCGGCCACTACAAGCAGTTCAAGTTCGAGACCTGGGACGTGATCCTGGACTGGGGCTTGGGCTATCTGGACGGCAACGCCGTGAAGTACCTAAGTCGTTGGCGCCACAAGGGTGGCGTTGAGGACTTGCGCAAGGCCAAGCATTACATCGAGAAGCTGATCGAGAAGGAAGTTCAAGCATGACTGCCGCAACCCTGAAGACCCTCACGCCCGAAGATCTGGCGGTGCTGCTGCGCCGTTCGGTCTCGACGATCAAGACCGATTGCCGACGCCGGCCCGAGACGCTGCCTCCGCGGTTGCGCATCCCAGGCAGCACGCGGCTCGTGTGGCTTGAGGCCGATGTACTGGAGTGGCTGGAGCGGTGCCGCGAGAAAGCCAGGAAGTGAAGCGCAGCAAGCCCGAGCCCGACTTCGTGACCGAGCAGGCCGAGCGAATGAATGCGCTGTTGCATGAGCGCGCGGCCTTACCGCGCGAGGACCTGGAGTACGTCGTCGAGACTGTGGCCAAACTCAAGGACAAGCGGCTGCAGGCATGCGTCGCTGAGCTGATCGGTTGGGGCGACGAAGAGCGTGCAGAGATCGAGACCTTCGTGGCGATCGCCCTCGAGGTGATGAAGCGAACGAACGTGTCGAAGCTGCGCGAGGCCGCCAGGGTGGTCGAGCTGCGCTACCTGATGAAGGAGCAGAGCTGATGTGGCAGCTGCCCGAGTACACCTGGGGCGAAGAGCGCAAGCTCTGCAAACGATGTGCGCACTACCGAGAGCGCATCAGCGGCGGCCGGCGCGGCAACACCAGTGTCGTGATGTCCTGCGCGCTCAACACGAAGAGCACCGCCGGGTTCGCGCAGCACGGCACCTGCATCGACATGCGTTACGACGGCAAGTGCGGCCGGGAAGGAAAGCTGTTTAAGGAGAACACCAAGTGAGACTCTTGCATCGAATTCTGTGCGGGCTGCGCCTGCATCTGAGGAGCTCCCGCAAGCGGGGCGCGGGACTGCAGATCTACTGCAAGCGGTGCGGGAGGTTCCTCGCATGAGCTTCGTGTGCCCTCTGCCACCGGTGAAGGTCCTGGTGCGCCCCGAGTATCTGTATGACTTTGACAAGGACCGCTCGCTCGACGAGCTGGTCGAAGGCATCTGGGTCAGCGTCAAGGCCATCCGCGGCGAGGCCTTCCGCTTTGAGACCTACCTGCCGCAGTACGGCGCGCTGTACGACAAGCTGCCCATCAGCGCCTTCTACACGTCGGACTGGGGCCACATCGCCGACGATACCGACCTGAAGCTGGACGTGCTGCAGATCTGGGACGCGCTGAGCTACCACGTGACGGTGGTCGAGAAGCCGCTGCTCAAGGGCCTGCGCGCTGAGTTCTTCGCCAAGGACAAGAAGACCTACGGTGGCGAGTACATGTTCACGCTGGACACGTGCAGCCCCGATCCGCGGATCCCAGACTTCACGTTCAGCGAATCGATCGACGAGCACAAGAGCTACAACGTGCTGCGACTGGACCATGGCCAGTTTGCGCTGCAGCCCAACAACCGCTGCCGGTTCTTCGACCCGGCGTTCAATCCCCAAGAGCTCAAGCTCCCCGACTTCAAGGTGGCCACGCGCAAGTACCGCGTGGAGCAGCATGCGAAGTGGAGGCTGGGCGACACCACAACGGTGACCTACGACGACAGGAGCGAGTGATGCGCTGCTCGGGGCCCTGCAACAACGGGATCAGCCCGTGCCCTACCCCTTACGCTTGTCGGCGTCGCCAGGAACGCAAGACCCAGGCGGTGGTGCTTGTGGCCGTCGCGGCGCTGATCGGCTTGGTCGCTGTGATGATGGGGGTGGACCTGTGGCTGTGAGCCATGGCCGGTCAGTCGAGCATATCGGCGATCTCGGAGGGCAGCGGGTTGTAGTAGTGCTTGAGCGATTGCAGGTTCTTGTGACCCGTGGCCGCTGACAGCACCAGCACGTTGGGCAGCTTCTTGGCGAGCCGGGTCGTGCCTTCGTGCCGGCTGTCGTAGAAGCGCAGGTCGGCGTTTTTCAGGCCAGCCTTTTCCCGCAGATCGCGGTAGTACGCGCCGATCGTGGCTTCGCCCACGGGGATGATCTTGTCGCTGGCCTGCTTGCCCTGGCAGAGCTTTTTGAACAGCTCGGTGGCCCGTTTGTTTAGGGGCACGTTGCGCCCGACCGTGTCTTTGTGTGCGTCGTTTTTGGTTTTGTGCACCCGCACATAGCGGTCTCGCTCATGGAAGTCGCGCACTGTCAGTGAGCACAGCTCCTTGGGGCGGATGGCGCATTCGCAGGCGATGAGCAGCGCCCAGACCACGTAGTCCTTGCCGATCTGCGGCAACGTGTTCTCGTCAAACTTGGCGGCCTCGAGAACCGCATCGAGCTCGTCTTGGTGCCAGCGGCGAAACCGGTAGCGCATGACGCCCTTGGGTCGGCTGACTAGAGACACGGGGTTGTAGGGCAGCGGCATCGACCATTCCTGGATCGCCTGCGTGAAGACGCTGGAGATCAGGTTCATTTCGCGGTTGACGGTGGCTGGCGAGACCTCGGTGAGGCGCTGGTCGCGCCAGTCGCGCACGTCCTCGAACTTGAGTTGGTCCAGTCGGCGCTTGGTGAACTCGGCGTCCAGGATCAGGCGGTTGAGCCGGGTGGACTCCCACTTGCCGCCGTCGCGGTTGGGGCAGACCTCATCGCGAAACCTTTGAAAGATTTCCCCGACCGAGTGTTCGCGCGCTTTGGCGAGGTTGCGAAACTTGTTGTTGTCCATTGAGGACTCGATCTCGCGCGCCCATGCATCGGCGTCGATTTTGAGGTCGAAGATTTTTGACTGAACGGGGTACCCGATGCGGCGTACCACGACCCTCCAGCCACCCAATTTGTAGGGACGAATTGAGGCCAACTGACTCTCCTGTACATGGATGTACGCGGGTGTGCGCCGGTGCTCAATTGCACACGGATTGCACACGCCGCAGAAAAGTCAGTTTAATTTCAAGTACTTACGCGTGCAAGTAAGGGCCTCTTCTGGGCACCAGGTATACACTGCCGTACACCCCGAGTCCCTTTAGAATCAAGGACTTAGCGTACGCGAAAGTGTTGTAAAAGTGCATAAACGTACATATTCGTTGCACACGGATTGCACACGGCCCTGAAAAACCGGCACTCCATTTGCACACGCACACGCCCAGTCTGACACTGGGCGTTTTGCTTTGTGGCGAGCTCAACGCTCCTCCCCGTCCACGGTCAGCCCTTCGCGCAGCCGGATCCGCTTCTCGCGCTGCAGCTCACGCTGCGCCTCGGCGTTGTCCGGCGTGATCGCCCCGCGCGCCTCGAGCTGGTTCAACCGCCGGATCTCGGCGTCCAGCTCCCGGATCAGCCGCTTGCGATCCGACTGCTCGATCCGCTCGCTCATCTCCAGGTCGATCGGCCGCACCTTGACGCCCACCGTCTGCAGCGCCGCCAGCCCCGGCTGCACCGGCAACCCGTCCTTGCCGAACCCGGTGTAGCCCAGCACCGGCTCGCCGGTGATGCTGGCGATTGCGTTCAGCGTCCGATCCCAGTGGTAGTTGCCCACCGCCAGGGCGGGCGAGAACTGCCGCCAGAGCCACTCGCCCCGCTTCTCGGCCAGCTCGCCCTGGGTGTCGCTGCCCTTGGTGACGTCCTTGCCCAGGAACATGTCCCGGTTGGCCATCATGGCCACGAAGGTCGTCAGCAGCGGGCTGGACGGCGTCAGCGGCTGGAGCATCGCCACGCCCCCGGAGTTGTTGACCGCATCGAGCAGGTCGCCACCAGGGAAGATCTTGCTGACATCCAGGAAGAGCGGCAGGTTGGTCACGTCGTCCATGCCCAGGCGGATCGCCTTGGGGGTCCCGAGGGTAGCACTCATCCCCTTCATCCACTCCGGCAGGTTCGCCCGCTCCGACTCCTCCAGCGCCTTGGTCCTGGCGCGGAACGCCGGGTCGGTGATGTAGCGCCGGGCAGCCTCCAGCCAGTCGTCGTCCTCACCCTCGCCCGCGGCCTGGGCCATGGCGTAGAAGAGCGCGTTCACGCCGTACAGGATCCCGGCCGGGGCGGCGAAGCGCCAGGGCTTCTCCAGCGCCGTGCTGGCCAGGGCCGGCACCACCTTGTAGGTGTAGCTGAAGAAGGGCAGCGCCGTGTCGCGGATGATGCGCGCCGTCTTGGGCAGGTCGTCGTAGGTGAAGATAAACCGCTGGGCGTACTCGACCGCGTCGTCGGACTCCAGGCCCCGCTTGCGCGCGTCGCGGTAGATCAGGTACCGGAAGAACTGGTCCTCGGCGTCGTACGCCTTGCCCAGGGGCTTGTTGAGGAAGAAGGACAGCGCGTTCCAGACGGTGTTGCCCGCCTTGGCGATCTTGCCCTCGCTTGCACCGGCCAGCATCTTGAGCTGGTCAGGCATGTCCTTGAGCAGATCGGCCCGGCTGAACGTGCCGAGGAACAGGCCCGCGTCCTGCGCCTCCTTGACCATCGGGTCGTTGCGCATCAGGTCGCGCACCGCGCCCGCGTACTTGCCCGCGTCCCAGTAGGACACGCCGGCGAAGTGCGCCATGGTCAGGTTCGACAAGATGTTGTTGGCGTGCGAGACCGGGTTCAAGACCGTCTTGCCTTCCTTCCACTTGGACAGGGCGGACAGGTACATCTTGACGATCTCGTTCTGCATCGTGCCGTCGTAGGCCGACAGGTGATCCATCACCTCCTTGGGCACGTACATGCCAGCCAGGGCCCCGTAGCGCCGGGCCTGCGTGTCGGTGACCTTGGTATCGGGCACCTGGACGAAGCCTTCGCGCTCCGTGCGGCTGGCCACGTCCTGGGCGATGCGCTCGTACATCCGGCCCAGCGCCACGTCGCGCTGGGTGGCGTTGTAGCCCATCACGAACCGGAACATCGCGTCGCGGATCTCGCCCATCTCCTCGCGCTCCTCGCGCGTGAAGTCACGCCAGACCTGGGTCTCGCGGTCCTTGGCCGGGTTGAACCCGGGGTCACGCTGCTCCCAGCCCTCGGCCGTCCACTGGTCGAGCTCGTCGACCGGGATGGTCTTGAAGATGCCGCGGCTCTTGAGGTTGCTGCCCCTGATGCCCTGCATCGTGCGGGGCTTGCGCACCAGCTCCAGCGCGGCGCGCGCCCAGCCCTGGACTTCACCCTTAAGCTTGCTCTCGTAGAAGCGCGGCAGGTACTTGCCCTCCCAGCGACCGGCAGCCTCGGGGCTCAGCATCCCCAGGCGCACTAGCTCGGCGCTCTGCTCGGACATGATCGTCTGCATGGACGCGGCCAGATCGAGGATCTTCTTGGGCGGTGTGACGCCGGCCTTGAGCTCGCCCTCGATGACGTCGCTGATCATCTGGCGCTCTTCCTCGGACAGCGTCTTGAGCTTCTCGGCCACGTCGACCGTGAGGTTCTGGGCGCGCTCGACCTCGACCTTCATCTTGCGCATGGCGCGGCCGAGCTCGGTGCTGATCGGCTTCAAGCCGACCTTGTCGAGCACGGCGTTGGCCACGTCGGCGGCGTAGCGGTAGGCCACCGCCCCTGGTGCGAACTGCGCGCGGCCGGTCTCATCGCGCCAGCCGGTGTCGCGCTGGCGCGAAAGCTGGACGTTGCCTTCGCTGTCGAGGAACGAAGCCTTGATGCTGTCTGCAATCTCGGCGTCGTCCATGCCCGTGCTGAACTTGCCCACGCGGCTGAGCCGCGACGGCTGACCCGTGGCAGCCTCGATCAGCTTGCCGTCGAACAGCACCTCGGTGGTCAGCGCGCGGCTGTTGCGGTTTGCGCGCTCTCCGGTATCGGGGTACTTCTTCTCCAGCGCGTCGTAGGCGGCGCGGCGCTCGGGCCCTGCGGGCAATGCGTTGGCTGCGCGGAAGTCGTCGCGCCTTGCCCGGTCGGCGTCGGACAGAAGATCCTCATCCCACACGCGCCCGGCGAAGTAGACCTCCCCAGGTTCCAGGGTGAGTTTGAACACCTGCAGCGCGGTCTCGTCAGTCGGCGCGTACTTGGTGTACGCCCGCGCCATTTGAACCGCCGTGTCCACATCATCGCTGCCGCGAATCAGGTAGCCGTAGAAGCCTTTGCCCAGCGGACGCAGTCCACCGGGTTCGCCCTGACCGAAGAACCGGGGGTTGATCTCGTCGAAATCGCTGCCGCCGTGGACCAGCAAGAACACGCGCTGGCGACTGGCGGTGATGGATGGGTTGGCCGGGTCGAACGCGCCGCTGTTGCCGGTGGCGGACTTGATCTGATCGGGGCGGAAGGCGATGTAGATACCGTCGCCAAGATCAACACCATCAAAACCCTCATCTTGAAGAAGTTTTCGGTGTCTTGCGTCGTGGTCGGCCCAACCTGTTTTTTCGCTCTGCGCCTCGGCAATCTTGCGTGTCCTCAAATAATCTCGACGCGATGCCGGGTTCTGAATCGAAAGGTACAGCGGGTAAACAAGAGGAGAGTCCGTTCCGCGAGCCGAGATACCCGCATACTCGGACGCAACCCCCGGGTCAGAGGCGCTCCAAATTCCAAGCGCCTTGTTTGGGTTGTACTTGAACTCAGAAAAGTCTTTCCCGCTGCCGTGGTACACCACCATCGGCTCACCGTTGGCATCCACAACCTTGCTGTCGCCGAACCACCGCTTGAACTCAGGCGTATCGGTCTGACGCTGGCGGCTGGCAGTGATCTTCGCCTCGCCATCGTTGGCGGGCTTGGCTGCGATCGGGATCGTCTTCTTGCCACCGCCGGCCAGGGCCTTCTGGGTCTTGATGACCAGGGTGTCGCCGTCGCGGTCGGGGTCGTAGTCGAGGAAGAAGCCGTTGTGCTTGACCGCGGCGTCCTCGGGCTTGGTGGTCTTGTCCTTGTTGGTCAGGCCGACGATCATGCCCTGGTTGAGCTCGTTGCCGGGCTGGCCGGGCTTGGGATCCAGGAAGCGCGCGTCGTAGTTGTCGCCGTCCCAGACCTGGAACCGCTGGCCGGTACGCTCGTCCAGGATGAACTTGGGCATGGCGGTGCGGCTGGTGAACGCCATCGCGACGTTCATGCCCTTGGTCAGACGGTCGTCGACCATCTTGTCCCAGTTGCTTTCCTTGTTCACCACGACCTTGCCGTTGACGATCTGGCTGGCGCCCGTCGAGCTGTAGGTCAGGTGGTGGTTCGGGGCGATCGAGTTGCTGGGCAGCTTCGTGTAGTCATAGAACATCACGCCGGGGAAGGCGTCGATGATTCCCTCGAAGGTCTGCGGCCGGAAGTCGCTCGTGACGTTCAGGCGCACCGTGGGCTGGTAGTCCTCCTTGGCCGCGGCGCGCTGGAACTTCTCGATCTCGTTGTGCAGCACGATCGCGAAGTCCTCGGGGTGCTGCACCAGGGCCTCGGTCTTGAGGTACTGGGCCAGACGCGGGCCGGACTTGAACTGACCCTCGCCACCGTAGAGCAGGTTCTGGCCGGACGTCTCGCCCAGGCACAGGCCTTCGCAGATCGCTGAGTTCGGGCAGGTCGAGAGGTTCTTCTCGTTGATCTTCTGGGCGCTGGCGAGACCCAGGCCCATCGACATCACGTCCTTGCCGTTGTAGTTGTTGAGCCCGTAGCCGCCGGTGTTTGTCTTCTCGAGCTTGCCGTTGACGCCAAGCAGCGTGCCGACGTTGTGCTCGTCCTTGAGCACTTGGCGCGCTTGCTCCAGGCGAGCCTTGCGTGCCGCTCCGTCGAGTTGCAGGTACTGGTTGAGCGAATCGCCGATGCGTTGCTGCAGGTCGGTGAGCTTGGTCTCCTTCGACAGCGCGCGGGTGCGCGGCGCATCGAGGGTGAACAGCTTGGTCATCTTCGACTTGTAGGCCTGACCTTCGGCGACCGGGATGAAGAAGTCCTTGCGACCGTCCGGGTACTCCTTGTCCAGGTGCAGCAGGCGCGGGTCGACCTGGAGCAGCACGTTCGCGCCGTCCATCTGGTGGTCAATGTTGCCCGGCTCGTTCATGACCTTCGGCCCGCTGGACTCGTTGGTCAGGTAGATGCGGTTGGCGTCGGGCGTCGCACCGGTGAGCTTCTTCGTGCGAGCCAGTTCGCGCGCCACGGCGTTGCTCGTCGGGAAGTACAGCGTGACGGTGCCGTTCTTGTTGAGCGGCAGGCCGGTAAGCGGATCGTTAGCCCGGCCCTTGGCGAACTCCTTCTCGCCGTAGGGACGCTTGACCGAGAACTTGGTGCCCTCGCCGTCCAACGGCACCGAGATCTGGCCCTCGGAGGTGTACGGCGCCATGCCGGTACGCTCCTCGTAGACCTCAGCCTTCTTGACGTCGGCGGCGTCGGACTTCTGCCAGTCGCGCTGCGCGCTCTTCGTGATCCGCGGATCGCTGGTGGGCCGCTCGTTGAAGACGGACTTCACCTGCTCCGGCCGGAAGGCCATCACCTCGATGAAGCCACCAGGGCCACCGCGCTCGACGACACCGTCATAGCCTTCGGCGATGAGCTGGTCGGTGATGCGCTGGCTCTCCTCGGGCGTGCGCTTGGCACGGCCGAATCGCTCGACGAAATCGTCGGCGTCGATCGGGTTCTTCACCGATGCGAAGACCGGGTACATCTGACCCTTCTCGCCCTTGGTGTAGCCCTCGGAGCGGCGGGCCGAGCTGCTCATGTAGATGCCGGTGCCGTACAGACCCGGCTCGGTGGTGAACGACTCGACGCCCTCGGCCGGCAGGCTCTCGCCGCGCATGCCGCGGTACAGCATCACCGGCTTGCCGGTGGCCGTGCGGACTTGGCTGTCCTTGTAGAACTCCTTGAACTCCGGGGTCTCGGTCTGGCGCTGCGCGCTCAGGCGCAGCTTGTCCAGGCCGAACTCGCGCTCGACCTCGGAGACCGGCGCACGCGCGGGGGCGGCGGCTGGAGCTGCAGCCGGTGTAGCACCCGGTGCTACAGCCGCGGCCGGCGCGGCCTGCTCGGCCTTGGCCACCTCCATCTGAAGGCGCGCGGCCGGCTCGCGTTGCTGCTGGGCGTAGGTGACCAGCGCCTGCTTCACGGCGGCCTGGATCGCGTTGAGGTCCTTGACCAGGGCCTCGGTGTCGGTGAATCCGCCCTGCGTGACGGCCTGCTTGAATGCGCGGATCGACTTGTTGATTGCAGCGGCCAAGCGAACGATGATGCCGCGCGCACCTTCCGGGTTCTGCGCAGCGATCTCCTCGAACACTTGCCCCAGGAAGTCGGGGTCCATCAGCACCCGGTTGCCCACCAAGTCGCTGGTGATCTCTTCCAGGTCCGCGCCCTCGCGATAGTCCTCGGCGCCGTCGCGCAAGTTGCGCTTCACCACGGCCTCGAGCGCCGCGTAGGCCTCGGGGTTTTCCCGCTTGAGCAGGTGCGTGAGCTCGTGGAAGAACACCGCCAGCGGGGAGGCCTCGGTGCTGGTGTTCACGTAGATCGACTGGTTGTCGCCGGCCTGCACGAAGCCGTCGGCGCGCAGCGTCGGCGACTCGAAGACGACGAGCCGCTTGCCGAAGATCCGCGCTACCTGCTTGAGCAGGCGACCGGTGTTGCCCATGCGCGAGGCGTCGACGACCGTCACCTCGTGCTTGACCGGCTGGCCTTGGGCGTCGTTGCCGTCGTTGACGGTGAAAGTGGCGCCGGGCACCGGGTCGCGCTTGCTGGAGAACTTCGCGCCGGTCGTGATGATCATGCCGCCGCTGGGCTGAGCCAGTCGGCCTTCGTTCGCTGCGGCTTCCAGGCGAGCCTGGGCGTCGCCCTCAACGGCGGCGGGCGCCGCACCGCGCTGCTCCTGCTTACGCGCAAGCAGCTCGATCTGCGCACTGCGGCGCGTGACCGCCGGCAGGTTCTCGTTGCCAGCGGTCGTGCGCAGCTGCTCGTCAGTCAGCGAGCTCGCCGGCACGCCACCGACCCTCGCCGGGCGCGGCAGGTTGTTGCCGGTGCGGATGGCCTCATTGCGGCCCAGGAATGCACTGCGCGGCTCCAGGCCCGTCTCGACCTGAATGCCCTCGGCCTGCGCGGCTGGGGCCTGGGCAGCTGCCCGCTCCACGCGGGCGGTGGCACCCTCGACCGTCAGGTCCTGCTCGGTCAGCGGCCGGTTGCCGTACAGGCTCACGGCCTCGGCCAGCACCGGGCTCACGCCGCGCGAGCGCAGCTCCTCGACCTGCACGCCGGTGGGCGCCGCCTCGGGCGTGGCCTGGGCGGCTGCGCTCTCGATGCGCTCCTGGCTGGACGCGGGCAGTGCGCGCTGGGCCTCCAGGGCCTGCGTCACGTCCGCATCCGAAATGCGCCCGGCTTCGTAGTCTTGAACGAAGGCGCGTGCAGCAGGCGTGTTGGTCTCGCGCATCTGCTGCACGAAGGTCTGCTCGATGCTGACCTCCGGCGCTGCGGAGGGCTGCTCGGCCTTTCGGCCCTGCAGGTCAGGCGTGTACTCGAACGCGGGTGCAGCGGGCTGCTGACGCGTGGACTCGCGAGCACCGAACCCCAGGCCTGCTTCCTGACCCACGGCCACACCGGTGGCAGCGGTGAGCTGCTCGTCAGTCGAGGCGGGCCGCCCCAGGCTGGGGTCGATGCTGTTGAACGGCTGGCCCATGTTGGCCGCGCGCAGCAGCTCGGCCTCGTAGGGCGAGGCCACGCCACCGCGAGCCTCGATGGCCGCCATCGTGCGGCTGACCATGTCCTGGCGCGGCGCGTCTTCGGCGCGGCGCTGCTGCTCTTGCCCGGCCAGGGCGGCAGACTCGATGCGGCTCTGCGCAGCCGCGGGCGACGGCGCGGGGGCGGCGGTGTTGAGCTCGAGGTCGGCGGCCTGCAGCGGCATCTGCGCGCGGGCGATCGCCAGCTTGCCAGCCTCCGACGGGTGCGAAACGATCTGCAGCGTCAGCGGCTCGGCGAGCTGATCGCGCAGCACGGCCAGACGCTGCCGGGCCTCCATCGGCTCCATCGGCTTGAGGTCGACGAACTGCTCGGCGGTGCGCGGCGCAGCCGGCGGCAGCGCGGCCTGGGCTTGCTCGAGCGCCATGCGCTGGTCGAACCCGGTGCCAGCCTGATTGGCCTGACCGACCAGCTCCGCGTTGCGGTCAGCCATCTGGCGCAGTGCCGGGATGCTGGTCAGCGGCGCGGGCGCAGGAGTGGCCAGCGGCACGTTGGCCACCTGCTCTGCGATCGAGACTGCCTCGTCGATGGTGCGCGCCTTGGTGATGTCGCTGGGCTGGACGTACGCGGTAACGGCCGCCTCGAGCTCAGGCAACGTCGCGGCGAGCTCACGCTGCGCCGCGGGCGTGCCGGGGGCCGCGGGCGGCGGCGCGTCGGCGCGTTGCTGCGACATGGCCTGCGTGAGGATGCCGGGCTCGTTGAGTCGGTTGGCGACGTAGAGTTCGGGCAGCGACTGCGACAGACCGGCCACACCTTCCAGCACGGCCTCCGTCGGCGAGAACTCGCCGGTGGCCACGAACTCGCCCAGGCCTTCGCCCAGACCTTCGCCCACCGACTGCAGCCCCACGGCGCTGGCGCCACGGCCGGTACGTCGGGCCAGGGTGTTGGTGGTCTCGAAGGCCGTCTTCTGTGCGGACGTGACCGACGCGCGCAGCGCCGGGTCCAGCAGGCCCTCACGCGCCATGGCCTCGATGGTCGCCTTCTCGACGGCCTCAACAGTGGCCTTCTGGCTGGCGCCCTTGCTGGCCGACACGGCCGCCTGTTGCGCTTCGCGGATGCTCTGCGCTGCGCGGGCAGCGTCGATGCCGGCGTCCTGCAGCGTGCGGACCGTGGCCTGCTCGACGGCACGGCCGGCTGCGCCCAGCACGAACTTGCTGGCACCCAGGGTGACAGCGTCGACGCCGGTGATCACGGCGCCCTTGGTCGCGCCCTCACGCAGCGCCGCACTGCGGTCCTCAGGGGTGAACGTGCCCTGGCCCGCCTTCTCGATCGCCTTGCCACCGGTTTCCAGCAGCGTGTTGGCCCCGAACAGGCCAGCCAGGAAACCGCCGACACCGCCGATGGCCGCGCCGACCGGGCCGCCCACGAGCGCGCCGCCCGCTGCACCAGCCTTCGCACCGGCAAAACCGGCGCCCAGGGACAAGGCAGCGTTGGGTGCCTGTTCGGCGATGAGCTGCACGCCACCGGACGGATTGGCCGCCACGGCACCTGCGACGTTCTTGATGCCCTGGACGATCGTGTCGTCGCCGGTCTTCTTGCGCGCCTGCAGGTCGGCCTTCAGGGCCTTGAGCGCGTCAGCTTCAGACCCAAGCTCTAAGTCGCGCGCCTCTCGCGCACGCTCGACAACACTGGCCCGGTCATCACCGAAGGTGCTTATCGCAGCACGCGCTGAGCCAACCGTTTTCTTAGCACCTTCAACAACAGCCGAACCGATGTCGGTGATGTCTTCCATCAGCGACGTCTTCCTCGGCTTCTCCTGCTTTTTTCCGAACATCTCCTCGTCACTGAGGTAGCTGCCCGTACCGAAGATCTCGTCGTCGCTGAGGTACTTGCTCATAGGTGCTCTCGATTGTTACTTCAGCTTCCAGCCCGTGCCGTCCCACACCGCGGTCTTGCCCTTGTGTGGGCCCGCGGCGACGACGCGCTCAGCGCCGACCTTGAATGGGCCCGTATTAGTCGGGGCCTGCTCTGGTGCAGGTTTGGTGTCCTTGCTCGGAGCTGGGCTCGGAGCGGGTGCAGGCGTTGGCGCAGGTGCGCGAGCGCCCAGCCCTTGATTCAGCAGAGTGGTGGCGCGATCTCGCAACTCCACTGCAGCCTCGTACTGGCGCTTCCACTCAGCCTTCTCTTCGTCGGTGCGGCCGCGGCTGCCATCGAGCAGCGTCTTGATGGTGGTGTTCGCGCTGTTGACCATCGTGGTCAACCGCTCCTGGCTGACCTTGCCGCCTTCGGCTGCCTTCGCCAGGGCCTCGCGCCCTTGAGCGTTTGCCTTGCCGGCCTGGGCAAGGTTCTCGGTGATCTCAGACCTACCCTTTTCGGTCGTAGCGGTTGCGCCGGTGTACTGGTTGAAGGCCGTGCCGTCCTTGACGTCCACCAGGGGCTTAGCGTCGCCAGCGGCCATGCCCTGGCCGATGATGCCGGCCTTGCTCGGGTCACGGATCGCGGCGTCCGACGCGTCGACTTCCTGCTGGTTGCGACGGCCCTTGGTCACGTCGTCGTACTTGCCGCCCAACACGAAGGACTCTTCGATCTTGGAGAGCACCTGGGCCTTGGCCTTGAGCTCGCGATCGAGTCCAGGCGGGTAGGCCGTGGACTCCATCGCGCCGTACTCGTTGTCCAGCGTCTTGACCTTGGTCCCAAACGGGGACATGTCGCCGGTCTCGGAGAACCGACGCAGCGCGCGCAGCTCGGGGACGGTCATGCCAGCGCGACGCGCAAGCAGCCCCTCACCCGAACCGCCCTCGCCCAGGTCCCGCATCGGGATCCCGTCGGGCCCGCTGCCGGAGCCAGTGCGGCCTGCAGCCTGCTGGTCTGCCGTGCGGCGGTACAGCGCATCGCGCTCGCGTTCGTAGGCGCGACGCTCCTCGAGCTCGCGACGGCGCTCCTGCTGGCGCTCCTCGAGCTCGCGCCGCCGCTCCTCTTGGCGATCCTCATCGCGAATGTCCTGCATCATGTAATTGCCAACGGTGCTACTGGCGTTGGCGAGGCTTTGCCCCAGTGCGCCAAAGATCAGTCCCGACATGTCAGGCCTCCTGTTCCGCCATGCGGTCGAACTCGCTGGGGTCGACCTGATCCATCGCCTGTTGCAACTGGGTGGTATCCACGCCCTGCTCACCCAGATAGCGCAAGATCATTTGCTTGAGGGCCAAAGCAACATCGGCGGCACGCAGCTTGATGCCAGCGGCCTGTGCGATGTCGGCCACCTCTTGGAGAATTCGCGTGGCCAGCAGCGCGAAGAGCTCGTCCGGCACGGCACCCTCGGTGCGCTCGTCCACGATGCTTGTGATCTCGTAGGCCGTGTTGGCCAAGGCCTCGACGGGGTCCTTCGAGGTCTTGAGCGACACGGCGACGTTCTCGGCCGCGCCGTTCTCGTACAGCGCCTGCATCGCGAACTTCAGCGCGGTGACGTAGTTGGGATCGCTGTCGGGATCGACCTCGCCGCCTTGTTGGTTCTGAGGCATCGGGGCCTCGGGCATCGGAGCCTGTGGCGCCGGCGCGGGCTGCATGCCCTGTTCAATGAGTCCAGCCATGTTGTTCTCCTTCAGCCCCACAGGCGCGTGCCGACGTTGGTGTTGTAGCGATCGCGCGCTTCACCAGCGAGCTGCTCCTGACGCTTCTGCTCTTCGCGCATGCCGTAGCCCTGCATCGCACCGCCAATGAGCTGGCCGCCGGTGGTGATGAGCGCCGGGGCGGCGTACTTGCTGGACATCATCTTGGCGATGAGGCCCGTGTTGGACGCGGCCCCGGCGCCTGCAGCCTCAGCGCCGAGCACGTTCAGCCCAGTGCTGCTGGTCATCCAGGGGGACGCGGCCGCCTTGGCCGCCGTAGGTGCAGCCGACTGCACGGCCAGCGGAGCGGCCTCGGCCGCTGCCATAGGCACGCCTGCCGTGGCGGCACTCGTAGCTGCGCTTCCCGCGCCGGTGAAGCCCTGCGACAGCGCAGAGCCTGCGCCGCTCAAGTTCCCGCTCGTGAGTGCCGAGAACGCGTTTCCTATCCCTGACGCCGCACTGGATAGCCCTGAGCTCATCCCCGAAAGGAAGCTGCCTCCCGCAGCCGACGAGCTCAGTCCCCCCATGAGTGCAGCGCCGCCAAAGTAGACGGTCGCAGCGATGAGAAGCGCCTTGCCCAGCTTGCTGGATGCAACCTTCTTGACGACGTTGGTGACGCCCTTGACCACACCACTGATGGCGCGTCCAACACCTTTGACGACCTTGCTCATGTCAGAGCCTTTCGTACGTATGAGAGGTTGATCGACTCGCGGTCGAAGCCCACTCGCTTGAGAAACTTGACCAGCCTTGGATCAGACCCGGGCTCGAGCTCGAGCACGGCGACCTTGATGGCTGACCGACCTTTGACCCAGTGCGCGAGCTCTCGCATCAGTGGCAGACCAGCACCAGGGGTACGCGTGTAGTACAGGAGGACGGAGCACTGGAGTTTGTCGAACCAGAACGACGGCTGGACGCACGCAGCGACCGACGCCACGACCTTGCCGTCCTGCTCAGCAACCCACATGAAGTGGGCGGGGTTGAGGCAGGTCCTGGCGGTCTCGGCCATGGACTCGCGGTTGATCTTGACGGGCAGCGGGTCGCGAGATACCGACTCCACCGCGATGTCCACGATCGCGGGTACGTCATCCAGGCGGGCCTTGCGACAGACGATCTTGGTCATCCGCCGCTCACGCTGCCGCCGTCACCACCGCTGGCCAGCGAGTAGTACCCGTTGTTGTCGAAGTACGACTGCTGCGCCATCCGCCGCGAGATGAGCCCTTGGCCCTGCCGGCCTTCGTTCTCGCCGTAGTTGTCGTAGTGGAACTGCGCGAAGTCCGCGAGCGACATGTCCGTCTGGTTGTTCAGCCAGTAGTTCAGGACGTCCGGGTTTGCTTGCAGGTACGCCCGGGTCGACCCTCCTGTCGTCGCCAACGCTTGAGTGGCCGGGTCTGCCGCAGGTGCAGGCGCCGGCGCGGGAGTGGGCGCAGGAGCGGGTGCGGGCGCAGGCGCAGGAGCGGGTGCAGGAGCGGGTGCAGCCGCAGGCGGTCTGCTCGTGCCACCGCCTGCGCCAGGGCCCGGGTTCACGACTCCAGGCGTCCCGCCCGGTGCGGCGATCGTCGGCAGCGCCGTGTTGTAGAACGTCGAGCCCCACTGCATCGTGGCGTTTGACGTCGCGATCACGTTGTCAATCGCACCGCGCTTGGCCTCCGGCGACAGGTTCGGATCGGCCTGGATTGCGTTGATCGAGTTCAACGTGCCGGTGGCGACGTTGGCCGCGAAGCCTCGGCCGACGTTGGCGGTGTTGATCTCGTTCTGCAGGTTGATCAGGTTGCGCTGGTTGTCGCGGTCCAGCTGCGACTGCGTAGCCTGGAACTGCTGGTTCGCGGTCTGCAGCGTCTTGTTGGCCTCGATCTGCTTGTCGGCGATCTGCGTCTGTTGAGCACGATCCTGTTCGCGCTGCCCCTGCTCGAAGGTGCGGTTGGCTGCGTTCTCTCCGCGGGTGAACTCTTGCTGCTGGCTCTGCAGCGTGCGCTGCTGCGCACGATCCAATTCGTTCTGTGCTGTCTGGAAACCTTGGCGCGCTGTCTCGAGCGCCTGATTGGCGGCGATGCTCTTGTCGGCCAGGGCGACCTGCGTCGCACGCTCGAGCTCGTTCTGTGCCGACTGGAACGACTGTTGCGCTTGCTGCAACAGCTTGGCCTGCTCGCGGTCCAGATTCGCCTGAGCTGCCTGGAACTGCTGCTGGGCTTGCTGCAGGGCTTGATTGGCCGCGATGGTCTTGTCCGCCAGGGCGACCTGCTGCGCACGATCCAGGTTGGACTGCGCTGCCTGGAACGTCTGCTGCGCCGCAAGGATCTTCTCCTGCTGCGCGCGCTCGAGCGCGGACTGCTCACGGGTGAACTGCTGCTGGTTTTCCTGCAGCGCCTTCTGGTTGACCCGGTTGAGTTCGTTCTGCGCACTCTCAAAGTTGAACTGCGCAGTCTGCAGCGTCTTCTGGGCCTCGATGCTCTTGTCGGTCTCAGCCGCACGCGCTGCACGATCCAGGGATGCCTGCGCCGCCTGGAAGTCCTGGGTCGCCTTGTTCTGTTCAGACGTGAACCTCTGAGAGCCCAGGCGCTCGCTGGTCGTGAAGCTGCGGGACTTGTCCGCCTGCTCAGCGGTGAAAGACTGTTCGCCACGCTGCAAGCCGAACTTGTTCTGCTCGGCCGCGTTGAAGATGCCGGCTTCATTGACCGCACCCATGTTGGCCAGGGAACGCTTGTTGAACGTATCGGCGTCCTGCTGCGCGATCGGCGTGACGCGGTCGATCATCGCGGCCACCGCCGCGCCCTGCGCCATCGAGCTGTTCACCAGCCCGCGGGCGTTCATGTCCTGCATCGCGGTCGCGCGAGCACGGCGCAGCAGCGGGCTGTCTTTGGCCAACAGTGAGTCGATCTGCCCAGCGGCCGTTTCCGTCGCGCGGTTGACTTCGCGTTGCTGCGGCGTGAACTGGGCCGCCGCGCCCGAGGTTGCGTTGGTCATGGCTCCGCCGATGATCCCGCCATTGTTGCTGCCGACATCAAACGGATTCGCTGCTGTAGCCATGTCTGCTCCAAAAGAAAAAGCCGCCCAAAAGGCGGCTTTTCGCGGGCGCACTGGCCCCACGAAGATTTTAGGTCAACATCTCCAAGCTCTCAACGACTTATTGATCCGGCTGTTCGGATCGTTCGCCGTTTTCTTGCTTGTAAGTTTTGCTTTCATCCCGCGCATCCGCGCGCAAAAGCTCTTCTTGCGCGCGCCGCCCTCGGGCTGCGGCGGCTTGAGATCACTGCCAGGGTTCTCGCGCTCGTAGCTGCGGCGGCCCTTTTCGCTGAGGCCACCCTTCTCGGACTTACCCTCTGTACGGGTCCATGCTGCTGACTTGCTCACTGCTGTTCTCCCTTGCACACGGACGCCGCGTAGTCCTGCAACCCAGTCACTTGGTCGCGGAGTTGATCAGCTCCTTCTGCCACTGCTCTATATTCCGCTGCGCACGCTCCAAGTAGCTCTCGGGCGGTACGGGCTTCGCGAGCGTAGGTGGCAGACTCGGGATCTTCGGGGGTTGGACGGGCATTGAGTCGGTCGATGTCGTCGCGCAGCCCACGAGCAGCATTGTCGGCAGCAGCCACGCGAGCGGCGAGCACTTGGGTCTTTTTGAATTCATTGGCGGCGATCCTCTCAACTTGAACTTGCATGGCCTGCTCTTTGGCTCGTGCCTCAGCCTCGGCCTTGCGGGTGTTTTCAGCGACCTCGGCACGGTAAGTGGCGAGCTCACGATGGGCATTGTTCATGCGAACGTAGGCCGCGCCCGCGACTAGCACCAGGACAGCAATCGCCGCTGCGTAGATCCACCCGGGCACGACGTCAAAGATCTTGAGCATCAGACCTTCCCCTGGTACTTGGGCATGCGTGTGAGTAGCACGTCATGCACGTGATGCCTGTTGATGTCGCACGCGCTGCGGTTGCCGTACAGCGGCTTGGTGGACTTTGTGCAGGTGTGTTCAACGTGTCCAAACCAGACGTTCGGGTTGCAGCCACTCTTCATCGCACAAGCCCGGCGCTCGTTCATGACGCCGCCCATCCCGCCGTTGTAGGCCGCGTCGGTGAACGCCAGCCGCGGCATGTGCTCAGGCACCAGCTTTTCCAGTCGGTTGTAAGCCTGCCGGGTCATCAACACGATTACCCGCATCTGCAGATCCGGGCGCTGGTAGACGGTATCCCAGCGCAGCTCGTTAAGCCCCCTGGGGTCCAGACGGCGGCTGTCTTCCAGGGCGTCGAAGCGGATGCTGCCGTCCTTGTTGAAGGCCCGCGTGAGCTGGCCCAGGCCCGCGCCCTCTTCGCGATCAGACTTCAACCGAGACGTGGGCGCCCAGCACCTTGAATGCTTGAGGCTGATACAGCTTTCGTGCTCGATCAGGGCCGCGAAATAGTTCGGTGTCGAAAAGCTCGGCCAGACCTCGAGCACCTGCGCGCGCAGCGTCGGCAGGTGCTCTTGAGCTCTTGGGGGAATGTATGTCTCGACTGGCTGCGACGTTGCAGACACCGACGCGCAGGCCAGCAGAGAAGCCAGAAGCCGCCTCAACACGGCTCACCTCTGCACCTGGGCGAAGAACAGCAGCAGCGCCATCAGGACGAACGCGCGCAGCAGGCAGATGCCGGTGTAGGCGATGCCAGCGCCGACGTTGCCGTCCAGGGCCTTTGTGTACAGGTCTTCGCTCGAGGCCTTGCCCAGCATCGCCTTGGCGATCAGGTAGGCCAGTCCCGTCACTAGGAAAGCCTGCCCCCAGAGCTGCACGCGCAGCAGGGTGTCAGCGCCGCCGCTCGGATCGGTGGCAACGAACCAGACGAGCACGACCAGCGGGATGAGGGCGAACTGAAACCAGCGGGCGCCGATGACCTTGATGAACTTGTCCATTTCAGACTCCTAGAGCGGTGAGGAACAGGACAGCACCAATGCCGCCCACGAGAATGGAGCTGTAGAACAGCGCCATGGACACGGCGAGGATCGCCGCGCTCGAGAGAACGATCCCGAGCTGCAACGCCATGCCGGCGTACGAGAACCATGAACTGCGGCCCTTGGCGACTTCTCGGTCAGCCTCTGCGGCCTTGGCAAGGGCGGCGATCTCTTCCATGTCGGCGCGCTGCGCCGCGGCCTTTGCATCCTGCCCAGCGGTCTCGAAGATCGTGGCGCGCACGTTCTTCGCCTGATACCAAGCCCAGTAGTTGTTGGCAGCGATCGTGCCGTTGAGGACCCGGCTGGAGTTGGATCCGCCGAACACGCTGTTGATAGCCAGCAGCAGCGCAAAGATCGAGATGGTGATCGCGGCAAGGCCCTTGACGTAGGCCTCGCGCTCAGACCGCGACGCTGTCGCGGGTGGTGCCTTGAACATTACTTGCCTGCTTTCTCCCAGAGCACATAGAAAAGAGCGGCCACCGCGGTTGCCAGAAAGGCAATGCCGGCGCCGTACTTTGCGTTGAGGACGAATGCCTGCTGACGCAGCCGATGCTCGCGCTCGCGCTTCTCGCGCTCCTTCTTGAGCCGGATGCGCTCCATGATCATCTCGTTGTAAACGTTCTCGCCGTAATGGGCGATGATCAGGATCTTGAGCTCGTACTCCTGCTTGACCAGCGCCTGCTTGTGCATCGTGATCTGCAGGGCCTCTTGCTCGATCGAGCCGTCGTGCATCAGCCGCTTGAAGACAGACGGCTTCTTGTTGGCCTTCTCGGTGGCCAAGCGGTTGAAGTCGCCGAACGCGCCATACCACTTGCCCAGTTGACCGGCTACGTCCTGAATCTCGCGGCCCGTAGCCACGAGCTTCTTTACCGCGCCGAACGCGGCGTTGGCCGCCGATACCGCCGCGAGGATGCCGGTGATCGGTTCCATCAGAGCTTCAGCACCAGGGTCAGAAGCAGCGCAATGATGAACCCGCAGCAACCAACTAGTACTTGTTCAATTCGCTTCAGGCGCGAGTTGCTGCTTCGGAATTGCAGCTCAATGTTGGCGTACCGCTGCGCACACACGGCCTCATGCGTCTCGAGGCGGGCTTCAACTGGGCTGATCATTTGCGAGTCTTCCTTCTTCCTCAAATGAAAAAGCCCCGCGGGCGCGGGGCTTTTCGTCCTAAGTCTTCAGCGTCAGATAGACGGACTGGCGCTTGCCGTTATTGTCGCAGTGGCGCTGACGCCGTCAATGGTGATGGTGCTTGACGCGCTGACGCCCTCGTCGATGCCGTCGATCTCAAGCTCGATAACCGCGAGCGGCTTCGCAATTTCGACCCACCGCCCCTGCGACTGACTCCAACTCCAATCGGTAGTGTCCGTTGCCGCAGGCTTAGGACGACGCACTACCCATCCCGGTGGATACCACCAGACTACTTCCAGTCCTTCTTCGACCACTGGAGGCTCTGATACTTCAATCCAACCTTCAGTGCCGTCAGTCTCAGGTTTCGGGATCGACCCGTTCTTCGAGTAAAGCATGGTCAGACTCCTATGTCGGGGAACGGCGCACTGGGCGGCGTGAAGTTGGCGGTGTACCGGGCCACGCCCTTGGTGATGCGGAGGTCGTCGATGTAGCCGTTCCAAGGCCAACTTGAAGCGTTTTGAATGCCCCAGAAAGTTGTCACTGCGGTTGACCCAATGGAATTGCTGTTTGTGTAACTGCCAACACTTGTTCCGTTGATATACAAAGTAACGGTTGTTCCTGATCTAACGGCAGCAAAGTGATACCAAGTTCCTGTCGTGATACCGGCTGAATAGAACGAAGTACCGGCAGTGGTTAAGAAACGAATACTTCCGTTGTTCTGAATCTGAATAAGCCACTCGTTGCTGTTCTCCACAGACCAAGTGCCGCCCAAAACGTAGTACGCATTGGCAAGCGAGTTCAGATAGAACCAACCCTCAATCGTAAAGTTGCCAGTACCAAAGTTCTGTCCCTGGTTGTATGGCTGAACAAGATAGTCACCACTTCCATCAAACAACATCGACCCACCACCGAACTTGCTCTGTGCGGTGCTGATCTGCGCGTTGCCAACCGTTTCAAGGTTGTTCATCTCGGCGTTGTCGATGATGCCTGCGTTGGTGAAGTTCAGCAGGAGACTGGTGTTGGTGATGGCGGTGAGCGGGGCGCTCGGGGGTGTGAAGTTTCCGGTGTAAACGGCTGAACCCTTTACCGCTCTCAAATTCGATATGTAGCCGTTGAAAGCCCAGTTGTTGTCTTGCAAGTCATAGCCAACAGTGCCGTTGCCTGCTGCGTAGTTGTTAGTGTCAGTTCCTGATGCGACGCTCACACCGTTCAGATAGATCGTTGACGTTGTGCCGTTCCTGACAAACGCGACATGAGTCCAGACGTTTAGTGGTGCCGCGACAGGAGACAACAAGACCAATGCATTGTTGTTGTACCAAACAGGTTGTGAGGTTCCCGTATCAATACCCAGAAACGAACCAACAACTCCTGCGTTTGTTCGGGTGCTAAGAAAGACTTGGTACTGCGCCGTTGCGGTCAGATAAAACCAGCACTCAACGGTCAGCGATCCAGTGCCCCACGCGAAAGCAGCGTTATTTGGCGCAGACAGCCAATCTCCGCTGCCATCAAAGTAACCGCTCCCTCCGTCGACGCTGGGCGTATATGGCTCAGTCGGTGCGAACGGGCTGAAGCGTTGGACGTTCACATTGCCGTTGCGCGTTAGGGTGAATGCGTTGGTGCTGTTGTCGATGAAGCGGTTGCTTTGGCAGGCCAGCAGCGAAGTGTTGGTGATGGCCGTCAGCGAGGAGGTGCTAGGCGTGAAGGCTGCGGTGTAGACGATGCTGTTGACGATTCGCAGGTTGCTGATGTAACCGCTTACAGGTGAAGAACCGGAACTATTTGCTGCGGCAACTGTCAATGCATTGGTTGCATTGGACCCCGACGGGGTGTTAACAGTCTTGTTTCCTGTCCCGGCTGATGCGCCATTGATGTAAAACTTTGCGTTACTAGAAGATAGAGATTGGTCGTACGTTACGGCAATGTGCACCCATTGATTCGTTGGCACAGTCCCGGTACTTACCACGTAGGCCGTCACGTTCCCCACGCCGGAGACGCCGCGAGTGATGAACAGCGAAAGTGCGCCGCCCGCCACGACAGAAAGGGCGCATCCAATCTGACCCGATCCACCACCGTTGTTTGCAAACAAATACTGCTCACTCGCAGTAGACGGGAAGTAAACCCAACACTCAAACGTAAAAAGCGCCGATGAGTTGTGCATGAAATTGAAACTACTCGTCGTTCCAATCCCGCTCAGAAAATCCCCCGACCCATCAAAGTAGTTCGACCAGTTGCTCCCATACGGGCTGAAAGTACCCTGCGTGGTGTTCCCGTTGCGGGTGATCGTAAAGTTGTTGGTGCTGCTGTCGAGGAACGTGTTGTTCTGCCTGCCGTTTGTCCCGTTGCCATGCAGCAGCATCGTGACGTAGTTGAACTGAAGGTCGATCGGGAGTAGCGGAGGCCAATTCGCTCCCTGCTTCGCACGCTTCTGTTTCTTCAACGTCCAGATGCCGGACGCGCTGAGATTTGAAGGAAACTGCGGCATGCCTTACTCCTGCTCGACAAGCACCCACGACGTCGTGGCTTCGTCCCATCGATAGACCTTCAAGCCTTCTTCGGGATTAGCTTCAGCCGTCATGCTGCTCACGCCATCGATGGGATATGGCACAGGTGCGTCCCACTGGCACGTGTCTTCATTCAGCACCCATGACGGGAACGGCTTGGGCGGAATGAAAGCATTGCGGGTGCTGTCGTAGGTAAAGCCCTCGCCTGCATAGTTCTTGCGGAAGTTGGCGTTGTAGGACGTTTGCAGCCATGTGCCACCGAATAGGTTGCGGCAGAACTCAGTGCCCTTCGATTCCTGCTCCACACCGTTCTCGTCGAGCAGCTCGTTGTTGTGAACCACGATGACGCGAAGCACCGTGTTGTTCAGACCGATCTCTGCGAAGTGAGCCATTGTTCTTATCCTCAGAAGGTGATGCTGCCCGAGGCAGTGAATGTGTAGATTGTGCGGCCACCGCTAGTGGTGATGGTGGGGGAACCTGTGGTTGAAGCGGCTTCTCGTGATGCGCTAATGATCACGACGCCAGAACCACCAGATCCGGCAAGGTCGGGAGCATCACTGCCACATCTCGTTGAGCCACCGCCGCCGCCGCCGCCAGTATTCGTGGACCCGGAGGTCGCATTACTGCCGCTATTACCACCCGCGCCGCCACCACCTGAACCGCCTGCGCCGCCAGTACCGTTGTTGCAGTACCCGCCGCCGCCACCACCGCCAGCGTACGTAACCGCCGAGCCGGTAATGCTGGAGGACGCGCCAGCGCCGCCAGCCCCGTTATTCGTGGTGGTGGTGTTTTGTCCGCCAACGCCGCCTGCACCGCCGCCGCCGGCGGAATAGAAGTACGGAGACGCACGGTATCCAGCTCCACCCGCATTACCCTGACCAGCAGTTCCCGCAGCTCCCGGATTCATCGCAGTGTTCGTGCTTGGATTACCACCGCCGCCAGAGCCGCCAACCTGAGCGATCTGCTCCACACTGCCGTTATAGCCAGCGCCACTGCCTCCACCAACAGCCGTCACAGTGGTCAAGCCCGTTCCTGAGATCACAGAGTTGCTGCCATTGGACGGCAAAGACGAACCCGTGCCGCCGGTGCCACCGCCACCTACAGTCACCGTGTACGTCACGCCGACTGTAAGCGTCACACCCGTAGCAGAAAGCAATCCACCTGCGCCGCCACCCCCGCCGACATATGCGCCACCACCGCCACCTCCAGCGACTACAAGGTAGTTGATCATCGGCGGCGGAAGCGCAGGCCAATTGTCGCCTGCCTCGGCGCGATAGTTGTCCATCAGACTCCAGACGTCTGATGCTGATGTGGTGCTTGGAAATTGAGGCATGGTCAGAACATGATTGAGCCGGAGGCCGTGAACGTGTAGATCGTGCGTCCACCGCTCGTGGTTACTGTCGGCGATCCGGTGATCAAAATGGCTGCTTGAGATGCGCTGATGATGACGACGCCGGAGCCGCCACGGCCACCAGTAGTGGCTCCTTGCGACCCTCCACCACCACCGCCTCCAGTATTGGCTGTGCCCGGAACACTGCCCCCGTTGCCACCGCCGCCACTACCACCTGCCCCATCTGAATCAGCGCCGCCGCCACCGCCGCCACCGGCGCGGGTTACGGAGGTTCCAGTTATGGACGAACTTGCGCCTGCACCGCCGCCACCGCCACTATTACCCGAACCACCGCCGCCGCCACTACCGGCACCGCCACCGCCGCCGCTTGAATCTCCGGCAGATGGGCTCGGCCCACCGTTATTTCCTTGTGAGGGGGAAACGGTTGGCGTGTTACCCGTGCCGCCGCTTTCAAGGCCGCCACCGCCGCCGCCACCGCCGCCAGAGCCACCGTTTCCACCCCTTCCGCGAGTCCCGCCACCTCCGCCCCCTGCTGAAGTAAGGGTCGAAAATGTAGAGCTCGATCCGCTTACATTATTTGAACCGCCTGCGCCAACGGTTACGGTGTATGCAGTATTGGTGAGAATTGAGAATTCGGTAGCTGTTCTATACCCACCAGCACCGCCGCCACCACCGCCACCCCCACCACTTGTTCCGTTGCCGCCGCCGCCGCCGCCAGCAATTACAAGCAGGTCGACAGTCATTGGTACCGGCACACCCGGCCAGTTCCTGCCCATGACCGCATCACGCTGATCCATCAGCGTCCAACGTCCATAGGCGCTTGTCGGTGACGGAAAGTCAGGCATGGCTTAGGCGATGATTTCGTAGGAGCAAACGGCTTCGAGGTCACCCGCGGCGTTGGCAGTCAGGCGAAGCGAGTCGCCCTCCTCCAGGTAGATCGCTTTGCTGAGCACATCGAGCACGGCGTCAGCCGGTACAACCACCGTGAACGCGAGGCGGTACGCGACACTCGAGCGGAACAGGTCCACCGTGATCTCGGCGTTGTTCGTGCCATCGACGTTGGCCACGTACAGCGCGTTGATCTTGAGCACCTGATTGCTGCTACCGCCGTTGCTGACGATCGCGGTGGCGGTCGTCGTAACCGCGAGCACCGCAGTCTTGCCGGTGATGGTTGCGACGTTGACGATATTGGGAGCGGCCATGGTGGTTGCCTTTCAGAATTAGCCGAACACGATGGCCATAGCGATGGCCTTGCCGGTGGAGATGCCAGATGGGGTTGACCAAGTCGGCGCCGCGCCAGAGCCGGCTGACGTGAGCACTTGGCCAGACGTGCCGTAGCTCGGCGAGCCGGCTGATCCGATGCCCAACTTGCTGTTGATAATCAGATCGCCGGCTAAGTAATTGGCAGCGTTGCCGGCCATGTAGAGATTCCAGACACCGCTAGCCGCAGCCACATCAGACTGGAATGCGAAGTTGTTGGTCGCACCGTTCAGGTTGCTAAGCACACGGAAGCCGTACTGATTTGATACGGTTGACCCGGCGCCGACGTTGACACCTTGGACGCGGTAGTGCGCCAAGATTGGAATCGTGAAGGCCGCTGCAGTAGAGAACGGCACTGAGTCGTACATCGTCAAACTTGACGTTACGTCTGACAGCGCAGTACCCGCGTTGCGAAGCGCGACAAAGCTAGTTGCGCCCGTCATGTTTCGGTCAAGGCGCAGGTTGAAGCCAGTTAAGGTGGCCGAACCCACACCAAGCGAACCCGCCATGTAATTCGATGCGCTACCGACGGCGTAGATGTTCCAGCGCGAGGTGCCAATGCCAGCGGACAAATTGCTGTACAGACCGTATGCGTTGACCACCTGAGAAGATGAGCCAACCGAACTGTCTGCAATGAATCCGTAAGCACTGGTAATAGTGCTGCCGGCTCCGACAGCCGTCATGCCCGCTTGAAACCCGCACCACAGAGGTAGGGTGAAAGCGGCCGCTTCCGTCGGCGCTGCGGACCTAACTCCATAGAACGCCGTTGTGACATCCGACGCAATAGTCGGAGTCATGTTCATTCCATAGAAGATGGCGTTACCAGTTGCTGACGCAGAATTGTTCGCGTTAATCAGCGCCTGCGTACTTGTGGCACTACCAACCCCAATCCGTGTCGTGAACGCAGGCGTATCAAGCGGCGCAAACTCACGCCAAGATGGAGAGCTGTTCGCAACCGTCCCATTCTTCCACCCGCCGAACATGCGAATGTTGCTCGACGACCCACCCATCACCATATAAACGATGTTGGGAGTGCCGTCATACGGGATCTGCAGCACGCCGCCGTTGATTCCAGGGCCCGATACAGCAGTTGTCAGCACGCGGTAGATGCGCGAGATCCAGGAATCGACGGTGAAATCAGTGCCGTAGTTTGCTGTGGATCCTGTCGCCCAACCAAAGCCAGTCGTAAGGGTGTCGACGTACAGCTTGGTCGCCGCATGCAGGTTTGTTGTCGGCGCGCCGGACAGTGTCAGCAGACCAGTCATCGTGTCGCCGGTCTTGGCCACGTAGCCCGCAGCGGGCAGGTACGCGGCTACCCAGCTCGAGCCGTTCCAGACCCGCATCTCGCCGGCGCTGGTGTTGAAGTACAGCGCGCCGGTCTGCAGCGGGTTGCCGTCGTTGTCGACCGTCGGATTGCTGGTCTTGGGGCCCAGGTAGCGATCGTCGAAGTCATCGTAGCTGGCCGCGGCGGCGTTGGCTGCGTTGGTTGCGGTCGTGGCGCTGCCCGAAGCGGACGTCGCGCTGTTGGCTGCGTTGGTTGCGCTGGTTGCCGCAGCAGATGCCGAGGCGGCGGCGCTGGTCGTGCTGCCAAAGATCGTGTCGATATAGTTCTTGGTCGCGGCGTCCTGGGCGCTCGACGGATCAGCCATGTTGGTGATCCGGTTCGTGCCCATGTTGATCTGGCCGGACATCGTGCCGCCGGACAGATTGAGCTTCAGCGCCAGGGCAGAGTCGACCTGGGTGGTCGTGTAGGCGTCGGTGATGCCGTAGCCGGCCAGGGTCGTCGGGTTCGTGCCGGCGGTCACCCGCCCGTACAGGTCGACGGTGACCGAACGGTACGTACCCGCGGAGACACCGGTGGTCGCCAGATCGATTTCGTCGGCGCCCACGACGATGCGCGAGGCAGAGGCAGTGTTGACGTTGAGGGTGTTGCCCGTCTTGGTCATGCCGGTGCCGGCGATGACCTGCCCAGCGCCGGAGAACTGCACCCAGGTGACGGCAGTGCTGCCCAGCGTGCCGCCGGCCGTGACCGTGCACACGTATCCGTTGTTCGCGCCGGCCGTGCCGGCCTCGACGAACGAGTAGGCGTGGACCAGCTCGTCCCAGGTGTTGGCGTCAGCCGAACGCGACCACGAGCCTGCGGCAACTATATAGATGCCGTTCTCAGACGCAGTGGACTGGTCCTTGACCAACACTCGGTCGCCGGCGATCACGGCCACGCCGTCGATCGTCTGAGTGCCAGACAACGTGATGTTGGCGGTCGTGGCTACCCGGCAGCTTGCCTTGGCGTCCAGGCCCTGCACCGAGTTGTCGACGTAGATCTTGGTCGCCGCATCCTGCGCGTTGACCGGGTCACCCATGCCCGTAATGCGGTTGGTACCCATCGCGATGGCACCGGACATCGTTCCGCCGGCCAGCGACAGCTTCAGCGCGTCCTGGGTGTCGACGTAGCCCTTGTTGGCCGCGTCGCCGTTGTTGGTCGGGTTGGGCAGGTTGATGATGGTCGCGGAGCTGCCCGCGTCCATGTCCAGCTGGCCATTGATCGTGACGTTGTTGAACTGGCTTGTGCCGCTGGTGGCCGTGACGTTGCCGGTCACGTTACCCGTCAGATTGCCCAGGACGTTGCCAGTTACGTTGCCGGTCAGGTTGCCGGTCACGTTACCCGTCAGGCCAGAGGTGGCGGACAGCGTCGTGAAGTAGCCGGCCACCGGCGTCGTGCCGCCGATGATGGTGTTGTTGATCGTGCCGCCGGCAATCGTGACGCTTGAGCCGAGGCCGGCCGTGCCGTTGACCGACAGGTTCGTGAAGTTACCGGCTGCTCGGGTCGTTGCGCCGATCGGCGTGCTGTCGATCGTCGAGCTGGTGATCGCCAGCGACTGCAGCGCGCTCGAGGCAATCAGTGCGGTGCCGCCGGCGTTGACCATCGCGACCTTGTAACCGTTGCCCGACAGCGTCGGCAGCAGGCTGAAGCCAGCCGTGATCAGGTCCAGCTCGGCTCGCAGAGCCGCCGACGATCCCGGTGCGTTGGGAGTCGGATAGATTGAATGGTTGTAGTAGCTGTTTGGCATTATCGAAGCCCCCGGCGAACGGTGTAGTGCACGATGATGTTGTTCACCGTGAACGGCTGAAGAATCGCTGACACCGAGGAAATGCGGATCGCCATGTTCTCGGCGGTGCCCACAACCTCAATTTCAGACGGCGTGATGTCCGCACCATCCCAAACGAAGTTGTCCCAGGTCATGCTGTCCCAGTAGGCGGACCGCAGATCGTTCTCGTAGGTCTCGTCAGCAGCCTGGGACAGCGAGGTCTTGCGGTAGGCCAAGTCGTAGCCAAATGCGATCTCGGCAAACGAGTCGCCCGTCAATTCGACGGCCGCTTTGCGGTACCGCTTGAGCACACGCGGCGAGCGCGTGCTGTTGTAGACGAGGTTCAGATTGGCCGGAATTGGCTGCCCGTCGAAGCTGGTGCCCACGTCGAGCTGGTAAACGAAGCCGTTGGTGGATCCGAAGAACGTCGCGGCGTTTCCGTCCGTGTCCTCGCCCTCGCACGCGCAAGTGACAGGGTTCGTGAACTGCACTGGCATCGAACCCAGCAGCTTGCCGTTGAGCATCGTCAGGTACAGCGCGTTGGCGTCGCTGAAGAACACCCGGTACTGGCCCTTGTCGCGGCTCACCGCGCTGGCCGTCGCGAGGTTCTTGCGCACCTCGAGGAACGGCCGGATGTTCATCGTCAGCGACGCCGGCAAGAAATTGCCGAAGTTCAGCGACGTGCCCAGCGTCATCACGCCGCGATCGTCCAGCACGTACGCTTGGTCCATGTTCTGGGCTGTGTACGGGATTGCGCCCGTGCCGGTGTTGAACGTAGACAGTGCGAAGTTGGCCGAGCTCGTGCCGTACAGCACCGAGGTGTCGTTGCGGGTGTACACACCCAGCGCGCCCGAAGACTGGTCGCCCGGCAGCGGGATCAGGTTCGTGATCTCGGCATTCATCGCCAGTTCGCCTGCGCCCAGGATCGGGTTCCACTGGTGCGGATCCCCCAGCGCGGAGAACTGCAGCGACGCACCGAACGACAAGAACAGGTGCTGCTTGTGGAAAGCGATGTGCTTGGGTGTGTCGACCGGCATCGTGCTGTTGATCGGCACCAGCAGCGTGCCGTCGAACTCGAACGCGCGATTGACGCCGTCGCACCCGTAGAGCCTGTAGTTGGCCGTGCCACCGCCGAAGTTGGCGATGACGGTCTCGAACCGACCGCCCAGGGCAAAGGAGATCTGCGTGGCTGCACCCGCGCACACCGCACGGTTGACCGCAGAGACCTGCAAGTTCTCTGCGTTCTGGAAGGTGCCGGTCGTGCTCGAGAGGATCAGCCGACCCTGGGCGTCGCCCGAGCTCCAGGCGCCGTCTTCAATGACCACCCGCGACACGACGCCGGTGGCGCCGCTCGTGGCGCCGGTGACCGTCTGGCCAACAGTGATTGCAGAGCTGCCCGTGTTGAACGGCAGCTCCTTCTGAAAGTTGATCTTGGTCCAGCCGCTCGTACCCGAGACGTACATGTCGACCGCGGTGTTTCCCGCGTTCGCACGCCATGCGTAGACCTTGCCGTTGTAGAAGGCCACGCCCAGGATCGAGCCGGTGCCCGGCACCGCCTGGATCGAAGACCGGTACTCGTTGGCGGCCAGCGCCTTGTAGGTCGCATCCAGCAGGCCGTCGGCTGATACGCCGACCACCTCGTCGATCGTGCCGACGGGTGTTGCGCCAACGCGGATGCCCTCGCCGGTCAGCAGCACGCCGACCTCGCGGGTGACGATCACGTTGCCACTTGCCAGCGCAATGACCTTTGCGGTCGCCGCAGACGTCTGCCCGGTGATCGTGTCGCCAACGGCGACTGCGCCGGTCAGCGTGCAGTCCAGCAGGTTGTAGACCGCCGCCGAAGGACTCGGCCGGCCATCGAACCGCTCGTAGCCCCCGACGCGGGAGTAGCCGCCCGTGATCGAGCACTCGAAGTTCGCCGCGCGACGCACGTAGCCCGGGGGCAGCGAAAGCGTCGGGGTGACTTGATCCAGGCCTCCGGCCAGTCGGATCAGGTCGTATTGAACGGGCGGCGTCTTGAGCGGCACGTCGGCTCCTTCAAGCCAGGGGTGGCCCGCTCACGGTGGTGGGCAGCTGGTCGATGTCGAGTCGATTCATCAGCCGCTTGAATTCGGTCTCGCCGCGTGCGTAGACCTCGGGCGCAGCCTCGTAGCCGCCGTAGAACATCATTGCCCGGTAGACGATCATCATGTGGAACCGGTCCGGGAAGTACGGAGACGGTGCGTCAGTGTCGGCCGAGAACTCGGTCGGCTTGACGTAGTACTCGCCGACGATCACGTAGGGCTGGTCCGGGATCGAGCCGAAGGCCAGATCCTTGTCCGGCGTAATCGACACCACCACCGGACGGGCGTAGGTCGTCCGCATGTTCCCGTACTGGTACAGGTTGCGGAACGTCGTGAAGTCCATGTAGTTCAGCAGCTGCTCGTCGCGATAGTTCTGTCCGACCGACGAGCAGCGGAAGCTGTCGCGCTTCCAGTTGCCGAACGTGCTGCCCACCCCCGCCTGGGCGGCGGTGTAGACCTGCTGCTGAGTGACCGTGTTGAACTGGAAGGGCTCACGCATCCACTGCCAGTCTTCCTTCGCCGTCTGCACATCAACCCAGGCGCTGTTGACCCAGCTGGCGAACCGCGCGGATTCGCCGGTCAGGCCCTGCGCCGTCGTCAGCGGAGTGCTGGCGCCCGAGGCGCCACACTCCACCCGCGCGCGGTTGATGAGCTGAAGAAAGTTCACTCAGGCACTCCTGGTCAGGCGGGTTCAGCCAACACGTTCTGCAGCCACGCACGGCCCTTCGGATTGGCGTCGTCGACCAGATCGAAGGGATAGGCCAGTCCGTGGCGGGCACGCATCTCGGTTACGTCCGGGGCGGCGGGGTTGGGCGTGTACTGCGTGTACTTGGTCTCCTTCATGCGAGCCAAGATC